ACTTCAGAATCAACAAAAATTTCAGAGAATCTGTATGAATGTTTTGAACTTAATGCCTGCTTTTGAAAAGCAATCCTCATGGACTGATAAAATTGATGCTTTAATGCAAAGCAAGGATATGGTTGAAATTGATGCCTCTGACGATGGATCTGTTTCCGGTCAGTTTGAAACGCATCTCCAGGAGTTTTGTACTGGTCGTGCGCAGGCCCTCACCCAAGATGATGTTCTCTTTCATAAGCCATGGACAGAGAAAGGTAAAACTTATTTTAGGTTAAATGATCTCATGGATTTCTTAGCACGACATAAGTTTACTGACTACAATATTGGCCAGGTCATTACACGCATAAGAGATGTGCAATCAAAGAGTCTTAAAGAAGGAGAGAAGCTGGAGGATGATGACAGGCATCACCGATGGAATATTAAAAAGAATTTTGTTCGTGTATGGTGGGTTCCTGCATATCAGCAGTCAGACTCAAAGCACGAGGTGAAAGGAGAGAAGGATGATGGCATACCATTTTAAAAGAGAATTAAAATACGGAGAAGAGCGAGAAGATGGATATATCTTTGTTGGATGTACTACAAAAAGAGGAAAGAAATATGAAGATTTCAGGAGTCCTGAAGCATTTGAAAGACAAAAAAAGTCTAACAAAATTAATAAGAAAAAAGTTTATGATAAGATAAGTAAAGCTATGGCCGATGAAAAAATTAGTCGTGGGTGTAGTCACTGTGGATATAACAAAGAAGCAGAGGCTCTAGACTTTCACCATAGAGATCCAAAAACTAAAATTATAGCTGTAGCATCTCATTGGCGAACAAGTTGGAAACAATTTGAAAAGATGAAAAAAGAATGGGAAAAATGTGATGTGCTTTGTTCCCGTTGTCATAGAGTAGAGGAAAAGAGGTTAAGAAATGCCATCAAATAACATTATATTTGGTCCTCCAGGGACAGGAAAGACCTATACCCTTCTTGAACTAGTAGAAGAGGAAATAGTACGTGGTGTCCATCCGGACCGCATTGCATTCCTTGCTTTTACAAAGAAAGCGGCTAATGAGGCGAAGTCCCGGGCAATGAAGAAATTTAATCTAGAAGAACAACATCTTCCTTACTTTAGGACATTGCATTCTCTCGCATTTCATGAACTAGGATTATCTAAATCACAAGTGATGTCTAAAAAACATTACAAAGAATTTGGAAATAAATTTGGTATTGAGTTAGGTTCTATAGGGCATGGAGGAGATACGGGAGGAATTATTACAGTTGATGATAAACTTTTAACAGCTGTTAACCAAGCTAGAATGCGATGCATGAGTCTTCAAGAATATTATAATAAGACAAATATGGAGGACCGATGGGCACGACTTAAATGGACCCATGATGCCTTTGAAAAATTTAAAAAAGAAAGACATCTTATTGATTTTACCGACATGATTGAACAATATCTTGAGAGAGGTCCAGTTCCTCTCCTAGATATTATTGTTATTGATGAGGTACAGGATTTATGTCCCCTTCAGCATAAAATGATAGATAAAATAAAAGCAAATGCACAAAAAGTTTATAGTGCCGGTGATGATGATCAGGCTATCTATGGGTTTGCAGGAGCAGACGTAAATCATTTTATTAACATGAAAGGAAATAAAGAAGTTCTTAAGCAGTCATACCGTTGCCCAATATCTGTTCAAAATTTGTCACAGGAAATTATTGATCGTGTTAAATATCGTCATCCTAAGGAATGGAAAGGAACAAACAAAAATGGTTTAGTTCAATATCATAATTATCCTGGAAGTGTTGATCTTAAAAGAGAAGGAACATGGTTTATATTAGGGCGAACCCAGTATCTTCTTAATCATATGGAAAAAAAACTTCGTTCGGAAGGAACAATATATACACGCAATGGAAAGTTGCCTGTATCTCAAAAACTTCTCAATGCAGTTGAGTCCTGGAATAAATTAAGTAAAGGAGAATCAATAGAATTACCGGATGTAAAGGATATTTATTCCTATATGTCTACGCAGATTGGTATAGAGCACGGTTACAAAGGGTTAAAGACAGCTACGCAAGAAAGATATGATATTGAGGAATTAGTAATGAGACAAGGATTAATAGGAGGAGTTGCTGGACAGCCGTGGGACATTGCTTTTGATAAGGTAGGAATTAATGATAAAGATTTTGTGCGTGCCATGGAAATAAGAAAATATTCCCTAACAGAAAAACCAAAAATACAACTAAGCACTATCCACGCATCTAAGGGGGGAGAAGCGGATAATGTAATGTTGCTAACTGACATGTCTAGACAGGCAAGATTGTCAATGTATAAAAATCCCGACAATGAATGTCGTGTATTTTATGTAGGAATAACGAGAGCCAAGAAAACACTTCATGTAGTGCAACCTCAATCTTACGGAGGATTCCCTATATGAGTGCCCATAAAAAGCAAATAGGTGGTGATCATTATAAAAAAATGGCTATTCAACCTAGCCATTATATTGTCAAGAATAAACTTGGATGGTATGAGGGAAATATTGTCAAGTATATTACTAGACACAGTATCAAGGGAGGAAGGCAGGATATAGAAAAAGTTATTCATTATGCTGAGCTTCTTTTGGAAGATAAATATCCTAAATCTTTAGGCGATATTAGAGGAGAAATATCTAGAAAACACATTATGAAATTAGCAAAGGAGGCTAAATGAGAAGCTTATTTCCACCATCAATAGACTCAGAATGGGTTGCACCTACTGAATTTCCTGATTTATCAGTGCATGACCGCGTGGCAATTGATTTGGAGACATGTGATACGGAACTAATCAAGGCAGGTCCAGGATGGCCTACGAAAAGAGGTTATGTAATTGGAATTGCCGTTGCAGCTGATGGTTTTGCAGGATATTATCCTATTCGCCACGAGAGTGGTAATATGGATGAAAAAAGAGTAGTAGAGTATATTAAATCTATATGTGAAGACGACTCAGTTGAGAAAGTGTTTCATAATGCACAGTATGATATTGGATGGCTCTCAACACTAGGAATAGAAGTTAAGGGTAGAATACATGATACTATGGTTGCCACTGCTCTTATTAATGAAAATAGATTTACTTATACCTTAAATAGTATTGCAGGAGATTATCTAGGAGAATATAAAAATGAGATCAAACTAAAGGAAGCATCATCAGCTTTTGGGATAGATCCTAAGAGTGAAATGTATAAACTACCATCTCAGTTTGTAGGAGAATATGCAGAAGCAGATGCTAGTCTTACCTTAAGATTATATGAAAAATTATCATCTGAAATTACTATAGATAGTCTACAGACAATCTATGACATGGAGTGTAGGCTAATTAATGTAATTCTCAGCATGACAAAACGAGGGGTGAGGGTGGATATCCCAAAATCCTTGCGCCTCATAGAACAATTCAAGAACAAGGAAAAGAAGCTGATAAAAAGAATAAATGAACTTACAGGCCTTCATGTTGAAATTTGGTCAGCTGCTTCTATAGCTGCTGCTTTTGATTCCATGAATTTACCTTATGAAAGAACAGAAAAAACAAATTCACCATCCTTTACTAAATTATTCTTGACAGATCATCCTCATGAATTACCACTTTTAATTACACAGGCACGAGAACTTAATAAATTACAAGGAACATTCCTTAATGGATTATTAAAATATCAGAAAGATGGAAGAATACATGCGCATATTAATCAAATACGCTCGGACAGTGGTGGTGCCATTAGTGGTCGTTTCAGTTATAACCACCCCAATTTACAGCAGGTCCCAAGCAGAGGACAATTTGCCAACAGCATTAGGAAACTTTTCATTCCGGAGATGGGAGAATATTGGCTTAAAGCAGACTACTCACAGCAAGAGCCCAGGCTTTTAACTCATTTTGCAAGAACTGCGGACCAAGAAGGAGCAGAAGAGGTTCAGGAGGCGTATCAGAAGGAGGATCTTGATTTTCATCAACAAACAGCAGACATGGCAGGTATAGATAGAAAATTAGCTAAAACAATAGGTCTTGGTGTTATTTATGGAATGGGATATCACAAGCTCGCAAGGGAGCTGGATATGGATCCACAGGAAGCAAAGAAAATGATGAATTCTTTTCATGATAGAGTTCCTTTCATGAAAGGAATGCTAGAGTTTGTGATGAATAGAGCTAATGAGAGAGGAACTATTAGAACATTACTTGGGAGAAAATGTCGGTTTGATATGTTTGAACCAGTAACATGGGGAGCACACAAAGCTCTTCCGTTTAATCAAGCTAAAACAGAATATGGTTTTCCTCTTAAAAGAGCGTATACATACAAGGCCCTTAATCGTTTAATTCAAGGGTCAGCTGCGGATCAAACCAAGAAAGCCATGGTGGATATCTATGAGCAGCTAGGGGTTGTTCCCCTTATTCAGGTTCATGATGAACTGGATTGTTCAGTCAAGAATGAAAAGGAAGTTAAAGACATAAAAGAGATTATGGAAACCTGCGTGAAACTACATGTTCCATCTAAAGTGGATACTGATATGGGTGAAAGTTGGGGCGGATGAACTGGCTGTGTAGTACAATGCTTATATGCTTTTGTTTTAGTCCAAGCATGACTTATATGAATAATGAGGAATTTATTACGGCTGTAGAATCATGCACTCTTCATTTGAATTCTATGGAAAAGGAGGAGAATAGAGTTCCTGTGAATTTAGTTGTAGCGCAAGCAATTCATGAATCCGAGTGGGGACGCTCACGCTTTGCAGTTGAAGGAAACAATCTTATGGGAATTCGCACGTTTGACTCTGCAGATGACCAAATGAAGCCGCTTGATATACCTAATGCTAGCTGGGGGCTTAGGATCTTTGAGACTAAATGCGAATCCATATCTTACTATATCGACTTATTAAATAATCTCCATCATTATAAAGACTTCAGGGAAGAGAGAATGAAGCAGTATATCAGTGACTTAGTTGATGTGGAAAGGTTAGCAATGACACTTGCAATTTACGCTGAAGACGTGTATTATACGCAAAAAATAATCCAAACAATTAGAGAACTTAATGACAACGAATAGTAAAGGAAAACCCGGGTATAGGGCCCAAGGAAAGAAAAGAGCTACTAGTGTCAAGCACAATTTTGCTATTAACCAGGAGCAGATGGAATATGAGAGAAGAAAACTTTTGGAAGAAATGTCTACAAAACTTAAGCCTAATCGTAAGCAACTTAACACAATGGCTGCGGTGGCTGCTACGAAAGAGCCGGAGTACTTTGATGAGGAAGGAAACAAAAAAGAGCCAACACTGCGTATCCTTTCGCTCGGAGCAGGGGTTCAGTCATCCTGTCTCGCACTCATGGCCCAAGAAGGACTAACAAAACACAAACCAGACTACATGATATTTGCCGATACAGGATGGGAGCCATCCTTTGTCTATGAACATGTAGAATATTTAAAGAAAGCAATAACGATTTGCCCCATCATTACTGTGGAACGAAGCAATATCCGTGAGGATCTTATTCGAGCAGCGAACCCCATTAAGGGGTCAAATGAGGAACATAAATCTTTCGCCGGACGCGTACCGAATCCACCACTATTCGCAAAGCGTCCTGGTGGAAAGGTTGGGATGCTTTATCGTCAATGCACGCATGACTACAAGGTTATCCCCATACAGAAGAAGATGCGAGAAATTTTAGGAATAAAGCCTAGGCATAGAGTTAAGAAAGGAACAATTGTTGAACAGTGGATTGGCATATCAACGGATGAGGCGATGCGCATGAAGAAGGCACGAATGTACTGGATTGAATCCAGGTGGCCTCTCATTGAAATGAAAATGTCAAGGGCGGACTGCCTAAGGTGGTACAGGGACAGCGGAGTGCATCCAATGCCGGGTAAGTCATCCTGCATAGGGTGTCCATACCATCACAATGACCAGTGGAAGAACATGCAGAAGAACTATCCAACAGATTTTGAGGATGCGTGCGAGGTTGATGACAAGATTAGAAAAGGACTGAAGAATACAGAAGCAGAATTATTTCTACATAAGTCAGGCGTTCCTCTAAGAACAATAGACTTCCAGGAGAAGCCTAAGCAGCAAAATCTTTTCGGTGAAACTTTCGATGAGGAATTTGCAGATGAATGCGAAGGACTTTGTGGGGTATAAGAAAGGGGAGGACTATGATCCGAAGAGCGTGCGACCGGGCCCTAAGGGAGGGACGGCTCCTAAATTCAAATGTTTCAACTGTGATAAATGGTTTGACGGCAATGAATGGAAATATACGCTCTCTAAGGCGTGGTATCCTTCTCTTAAATATAAGATTAACTTTTTATGCGGTCCGTATTGCTCTACGGAGATTTCTGAGAAATATAAAGAGAAATATGTTGGACCGTGAGTAGAGCGGACTTAAAAAGAAAGAAGCATAAAGGAAGGCGCAAGGTTGGGTCTAATAAGAGACGCAACAGAAGACGCATCCGGCTAGGGCTAAAAATAAGGAGAAAATAATGTTACCAGAAAAAAAAGTAATTGAAGAAAGAAAAACAACGATGCAAAAACAGCATGATGATCTCGTTTCAAAAATAAGCGAGGGCAAACAAGCAATAGCCAATATGGAAGCAACTTTAATGGGGCTGAAAGGAGCTATTCAACAAGCAGATTGGACTTTAGGGCTGTTTAAAGAGGAAAAAAACAAATAGTGGAAGTCTGGGATCCAAAAGATAAAATCACCGTTTTAAGCCAAATAAAAAGCTTCATATTTGACCGTACCGGGGCTTTAACGAGGTGGGTGGTATGTTTGTACCCGGGTAATTTAATGTTTAAGACCAAAGATTGCTTCTATGCCGTTTGCGAGACATATGGAAGCAAGATCAGCAACTGGGCATGGCATAAAAGGTGGAACAAGCGTAACCGGAAGAGGTACAAGCATGGCTAAATGCAGTTGTGGAAGATCTCCAACAGGATTGTGTGTGGGCTGGCACGCCTTGACAAAGGAAGAGTATGAAAAGAATAAAAAGAAATACGAAGAGCTCTCAGAGGATGAAAAGAAGGGTGCCTTTCATGTCAGAGCAATAGATGGATTTGGGGAATGAAACCGAAAATAATTCACACAAAAACATTTTACTGTGATGGATCTGAAGATGAGTATGACCAACATCCAAGGGTACATTACACATTTGATAATAAAGTGGATAGCACAAATAAAACTGATAAGGGATATGTGGTATGTGAATATTGTTATGCCGAGTTTGTGTATGAGCCTAAAAAGAAATTACTTCCACTGGGGGACCATTGGATTCCTGGTGTTACGGAAAGACCTACACCAAAAGAAGAGAAAACTCACTCAGAAGAGATGCAGGACAAGCTGGAACCCATCGACGATTACGTAAATAAAATTTTGAAAGGAAGTGGATAATGTATAAGACATGGACCGAAGAAAAAAGCAATGCAATAGTTCGACTGCAGAAGGAAGGAAAAACGCATAAGGAGATTGGCGCCATCGTGGGTGCTG